ACTCTGGCCTGTGCCGTGGATCGATCGCTCGGGTGAGCCTATCGGTGTGCCTTTAATCCACTTCCGTAACCGTCCAATGGGTGGAGACTTCGGGCAGTCGGAGATTATTAACGTCATACCGATGCAAGATTTGTTAAACAAAACTCTGATCGACTTGACGATGATATTAGATACGCTAGCCTTCCCGCAACGCTACACCTTGAATGTGAATCACGGATCGAGTCGGCTGGACATACTCCCAGGTAGCGTGACTGAATTCCATAGTGAGTACGATGGCGGAACTGTCGGGCAATGGAGTGCCGCCACAGTAGACGGGCCGCTGAAATCTATTGAAACCCTGGTACAACATATAGCGGGTACTACCCGCACACCACAGCATCTGTTTCAGATTATGGGTGGCGTACCCAGCGGCGAAGCCCTTAAAACGGCTGAGTCGGGCCTGGTAAACAAGGCAAAACAGCGCATGGTAAACTTTGGCAACTCCTGGGAAGATGCGTTGATGATGGCGATGCGAGTACAGGCGGCTTTCGGGACTGCGTTACCTGATATGGAAGAAGGTGCTATTAAAACAACGTGGGACGATCCCGAAACGCGGAACGAGCAAGCGCATATGGAGAGCCTGAAATCAAAGGTGGAGTTGGGTATCACTAAACACCAGATATGGAGAGAGATGGGATATACACAAGAACAGATAGATCAGATGGATGAGGACGGGACGCAAGAACGCGCATCAGAGACTAATATCGGTGCGGAGATATTAAGGAACTTTCAGGCCGGAACAATCTGATAAGAGTAGAGGCTCTAGAAGCCCATGACGCAATTAACTTTGCCTGATTATGGCGTTAATTCTTATATGAATACCCACGAAGGTTATGTCTGGCGTGGGCCGATAGTTCAATTAAACATTTCAATCTCAGAAGTAGAGGATCATGCTCGCAGGCGTCAGACCTACAAGCGAAATATAGCTGAGAATACTAAAAGAGTAGATATTCGTAACAGTCCATTGATAACAGAAATGAACGGGTTAATAGGAGAGTTTGTCGTCGCACAATATTATTCAGATATACTTCAGGAAGACATTCAGGTTAATCTCGATCACTTAACTGGAGGAGATGATGGGATCGATTTTCACAATCTGAATGGACATTCGGTAGATGTTAAATTCATTAGCTTCCCTTCGGGTGATTTAATCTTTACCAATCTGATGAATTTCAAAGCAGATATTGCGATGCTTGTGGTGCCAGTTTGCAAGGAATATCACGGGTTCTTAAAGGATGAGCATCCTGTCTTTCGTATAGCTGGATGGGAGACAAAGGAAGCCTTTCGAAGTGATCATATATACCATTCACGATTAGATGAGGATGGCATGGAGCGTGCTTCCGGAACGTGGTGGGGTTACGGTAAGACCCAAACGTCTATACCGCGAGGATGTACAAAGTGTGATTACCATGCCAACAAAATTCGCCCAATAAAGATGCCGAAATAATGCCACCACCAGAAGTACAGCGCGCCGTCGAACAGATGGCGAAGCAAGTGATCGCGTTAGATGCGGCGACTGCGGCTCGTTTGATCGAGGAATACGCCACTGTCTATGCTCGCTTACAGCGGGATACTTTGCGCTTATTGAACCTGGCAAAACGCCAGGAACTAAAACCGTGGCAAGTGATGCGCCTGGAGAGATACCGTGCACTTGAATCACAGTTCCTTTCTTCGACTGTTCGGTTTAGTCGAGCGGCTGGAGGGATCATCACTGAAAGCCAAAGGGCGGCTGTGGGATTGTCTATCAGAGGCGCACCATTGACTGCCAACGCGGGATTACCGGCAGGCATCACGTTGGATAATCTTGCGAATGTCGGGATTAGTTGGAACCGTTTGCCAGAAGAAGCGTTTGAAGCATTCGTCGGTGTAAGTGGTGACGGCGCGCCTATCGGTAACCTGTTGAGTGAGTTGGGGCCGAAAGCGTCTGCTGATATTAAAGCGACGATACGGGCAGGGATAGCGATCGGGGAAGGGCCGCGCGCTACCGCTGATAAGATACGCCGGGTAGCGGGGATGGATTTATCCCGCGCTCTTACTATTAGCCGTACAGAGACGCTTCGAGCGCACCGCGAAGCCACGCGCTTGAACTACGCGGCGAACAGTGACATCGTAAAAGGATATAGACGCCAGGCGGCACAAGATGATCGCACTTGCATGGCGTGTATTGCGTTGGATGGTACACTGTACGAATTAAATGAACCCCTGGATTCCCATCCTAATTGTCGATGCGCGATGCTCCCTGAGACGATCGATTACAAAGATTTAGGCTTGGACGTGCCTGATGCCACGCCTTTACCGACAGCACGAGATTGGTTTGCTAAACAAAGCCCTGCACGCCAATCCAAGATGATGGGAGCCAGGCGGTTCGATGCGTATAAAAAAGGCAAGATAGACTTACCAGACTTGGTTACTATTAAGTCCGATCCAGTCTGGGGTAAAAGCGCAACTGTAAAATCTGTTAAAGCCTTGGGAGTATAAAGATGCAAGCAGAATTGAATGGCGAAGTCCGTGCAGTTATCCGTAACCGTCGTGGCGTTATTTGGTGTCCGTTTTGTGATACGAGTTCGGTGCTGACAGGGGATTTGGTACGTTGCGCTAGTTGCTCTGCGACTTTTAACGATGAAGCGGCTGAAGTCATCGCACCGGAAGAACCTCCTCGCCGCCGCCGCGCTTCTGAAGAAGTGGTAGCAGTTGAAGAACCCCAAGCTGATCCCAGTCCGTAACCTATGGAATGTTACCGATGCGAGGATGAAGAATTAGTTCTTGCACCGCTATGGCCTGCGGAACGGGTTAATTATGTGACTGCAGGCTTGGTATTACGCCAATGCCTTAATTGTGGTTTAGAACAGAACCATATGGGAGATGATGAACCACTTGAACCAGCCGATGCCGCCAAACTTGCGCCGTCGCACACAAGGTAAAGCGATCGATCCTCCACAGAAATGTATCTTATGTGGAGGAGAGACTCATGATCAATCTTGTAAAGTTAGATGTTTAAACTGTGGATACACTAGAGATTGTAGCGATCCGTAGTGTAAGATAAAAAAACTTTATGTAAACGGGGTAACCATGCCAAAGAGCAAGTATAACGGTAAATCAAAAGGCAGGGTTAAGACTGGGCCACCGAAAGATAAACGGCTCAAACCCAATAAGAAATAAAGGTCGAGCGTAAGATACTCGATTACCGCTACCCAGCGGGTATAAGTAGGGGGAGGATTATGGTCACTGAAAACACGGAGCCACAGGGAGAGGAAGTCGTTCAATCGCCTCCGGCGGAAACGTCGGCACCTGAAAGTACGAGCCAAGACCGCACCTTCAGCCAGGAAGATGTAAATCGGATACAGGCTCAGACTAGACGGGAAATCCGTAATCAATTCTCTGATTACAACCAGCTTAAAGATAGAGCGGCTAAAGCAGACGAACTGGAGCAAGCGCAATTAACAGAACAAGAGAAATTAGAAGCAAGGGCAGTAGAAGCGGAACGCAAAGTCGCATCTGCGACAGAACAAATAGCTTCAGCCATGATTGCTTCTGAAGTTAAAGTGCGTGCTTCCCAGATGGGGATCATCGATCCTGACGCCGCATTGTTATTGGTTAACCGCGCAAATATACGGTATACCGAAGATGAAGGCGTCACAGGAGTCGAAGTAGCCCTTACTCAACTTGTGGAAGATAAGCCGTACCTCAAGGGATCGCCTGCCAACCGTGCGCCGAACCTCAATCCACAGAGCGGCGATTTAGCACCGTCTCTGCGGTTAACCGACGACCAGCGGGAAGCGGCGAAGCTAATGGGGATGAGTGACGAAGAATATGCATTGGGACTTTAATCTGAACCGGGGATAGAACCCGTAAGGAGAAATCATGGCCGCAAATGGTTTTGAATGGCGATATAACATTAGCGGAGGGCGTCCGCTGATCTTAACTTTCGTGATGAAAGACTCAGAAACCCTCACTCGTGGGGATATGTTGAATCTGGAGTCAGGGGAAGTAGACTTGATGGCAACTGGTGACACTGGTGCCGCCGGTATCTTTGTTGGGCCTGAAAACCCCAACGATGCGACGGACGGGCAACCGGGGATAGTAGCGGGAACGGATTCGACTACGGTAGTGAAAGTGATCGTCAATCCTGACGCCGTATATGCTGACCCCAATGACACTAGTGCCAGGGCCGCTGGTGCCACCCTGGATATATCTGGGGCAACAGGCGCACAGACTGTGGCCGCATCGAGTAACACCGAGTTTGTAGTTGTAGAAAGGAAGCGTCAATCCTCCGATGAGACACGTATCCAATTTGCCGCTCCGACTCATTATCTGAGCAAGGTTCAATAGGAGGGCTAAATGCCTCTGACATCTGGCAATTTTGCCGATTTATTGAAGCCTGGGCTTAAGCGGATATTCGATATAGGGATGTCCCGCCCCAGGCCGATCATGGAGATGCTTTTCGGTGTGGAATCTTCTACTCGCGCTGAAGAATCCTACCAGGGTATGGGAGCGCAAGGTTTGGTTCCGCCGTTTGACGGTACGGTTCCCTACCATGATTTTGATGCTGGCTATCGCACTGACATAAGGAATTATGAATTTGCGATGGGGATGCAAGTCGAGCGTCGGTTGAACGATGACGACCAATTCAACCAGATCAGACGGCGCGCAACTAATATGTCGGACAGTTTCAACACTACGATCGAAACTGATGCGGCAAACATTTTCATCAACGGGTTTACGGACAGCGGCACTAACAGGATGGGTGCTTCGGTAGCTGGCTCGGATAGCGTTGGCTTACTGAGTACTGCTCACCCTCATAGCCCTGCTGATACGAATAACACCCAAGCCAACGAAGCGACTTTAGCCTTGACGATAGACAACCTCGATACGACCCGTCAGGCGATGAGAAACTTTACTGATGATGCAGGCCAGCTACTGGGAGTCAATCCTGATATGTTGCTTGTGCCGCCAGAATTGGAACGGACAGCTACGCAAATGATTAGCGAGCGTGCCATCTATGAGCCTGGTTCGGCTCAGTTTGATGTCAACATGTTCTCTGGTCGTTTCCGTCCCGTTGTTTGGGACAGGCTTACCGACGGTAATGCCTGGTTCTTGATCGATAGCACGCTGATGAAACAGCATTTGATCTGGCAGTGGCGTATCCGCCCGGAGTTCGCCGAAGCTGAAGATTTTGACGGTCTGACCGCGAAGTTCAGAGGCTATATGCGTTACGGCATCGGCTGGACTGACTGGCGTTGGATTTACGGGAACAACCCTAGCTAAAATTGAATAGGCAGGACTGGCGGGGCTTACGACCCCGCTGGTTCCTTAAATTAGGAGGAACTGGCGATGCCTACGAATTTCCCTTCAGGTGTAAAGAGCCGTGGAGTTCCAGTTGAGGGACTCGGCGGAATCGGAAGCCCATTACTAACCACTGGTGATGTCTACCACGTAGACAGTGGGGCAGATGCCGCAGACGATGACAATGCGGCGACCAATCCCAAACAGCCAGCGGCTACGCTGGACGGCGCAATCGGAAAATGTACCGCCAACAATGGTGATGTGATTCTTGTGGCTCCAGGCCATAGCGAAACTATCTCAGCCGCCGCCGCTATAACATTTGATGTAGCTGGCGTAACGGTCATTGGCATGGGCGTTGGTAACTCCCGTCCTACGATCACTCTAGATACCGCCGCTACTACCGACATCGACGTGACTGCCGATGATACCCAGATTCACAACATGATTTTCAGTATGAACTACGCCGACATCGTAGAAGTATTTGATCTCAGTGCGGCTGGGTTCGTGGTAAACAAATGTCGCTTCGTTGACACAGCGGTTAACATGAACTTCGTTGACCTGATTAAAGGTACGACCACCAATAATGAATGCGACCGCCTGGAGTTCACGAACAACGTGGTGATTTCACCCGACACGGGCAATAACGGCGTCATTGACATCGGCGGCGACATCGCTGGTCTGGTGTTCACCAATAACAGCATCCGCATGGGGACAGCTAACTCTGAAGCCATCATATCGGTGGCAACAGGGAAGGATGTTACCGACTGCGAGATTAGCTATAACCACATTTACCGGCTGAACACCGCAGGCGATCTCTTGATTGATAGCGACACGTCGGATAATACCGGGATAATCGCCCACAACCGCATCGGTCATGCTGACACCGCTTCGGAGATTCTGATTGACGCCGATGGCGTCCGTCAGTTCGACAACCTGGGCGTGGCAACTGACACGGCTTCTGGATATGTCCTACCCGCCATCGATAGTTAGGAGGGTTAGATGTACGGTTATTCTTCGGTTTCAATTAGTAGCGGGGCGACCACTGGCGGCTCTGGGTCGTCCACGAACAATAATACATCCAGCCATGTAGTCGTCGGTCAGATTTGCTCGATTGGGGTGACCTATAACGGGTCACCCCCGTCAAGTACCGATGTGGTAATTGCCACGGCTGGGAATAACGGCCCATCCCTTACGATCCTGACGCTGACCAATGCCAACTCAAATGGCTGGTTTCATCCTCGCCATAAGATTGATGATGAGTCTGCGGCTGACGTGACATATGACGGTACTAATGAGGTATATGACAAAGTTTGCGTAGCAGACAACATCAAAATTACGGTTAGCCAGGCTAACGATGACGACTCAGTTGATGTAGTAGTTGTTTACTATGCGGGTGCCTGATGGCTATCGAGAAATACACCATCAAGGTGTCCACTACAGGGTCTGACGCTTCGGCTACTGGAAGTCTAGTCACGGCTTTGCCGTATTGTGAATTACTTGCGGCAAGGTTAGATTTCCACGCATCCGCACCAGCATCGACTGATACGACCCTCTCCTCACCGGGAGGGCCAGTGTCTGTAACTTTGTTAACGATCACTAACTCTGCTACTGATGCCTGGTATTACCCCACGCACCAGCTAGACGACAATACAGGTAGCGCGATCACTGGGGCTTATATCCCAGCTATTATTCATGGCAATCTGCTCACTGAACTGGCTGGATCGGATGCGCTGACGGACGCCCTAACCATGACAATATTTGTGAGGGTCTGATGGCGTTCACTTATACAGCAGGCAGTACGGCAGATAGGGATCGGGTGCGGTTAGAGATTGGTGATACCGACTCCGATCGCGCTCTCTTTGAAGACACGGAATTAGATGATTTCCTATCGCAAGAAGGAGACAGCGTCCTTAATGCATCGGCGCGTGCTTGCGAAACGCTAGCAGTTCGCTTCGCAAGAGATTTCTCCTTCTCGGCAGACGGCGCGAGTTTTCAAAAGGGCAACATCACGCAGATGTATATGAATCAAGCCAAACGCTTACGCCGTAAAGCGCAAGGTACGACTACAGTTATGCCCCGCCGCAAGGATGGCTATAGCGTATACACTGATTCTGATGAAGTCACAGGATTAAACATCCTCGACTCCGGCACAGGCCAGTACGGACGGTATTCCGATGGTTAATAAATTACTGCAACTGAATGATTTAACCTATATGCGATCAGAGGCTACATTGGCTATGCCGGATACGGTTAATATCCAGCGGATGGCGCAAACTGCGGACGGACAGGGCGGCTTTACAACTGAATGGTCGAATGTCTACCAGAATATCTCAGCGAGACTTACGGCGACAGGAAGTGCTGAATCGCTTACTGCTGGCCGAATGAATTCACAACCCGACTTTATGTTAACCGTGGCTTCCGATCAGTCTATCGAAGAAACAGATAGGGTAGTTCACGTCAGTGGCACCTATGAGGTACAATCGGTGGACGATGGAAAGTCCTGGCAACTTACGACTCGATGCCAGATGCGTCGGCTGTAGGTTTACAGGAAGCGCGTTGCCGCAGGCCGGAGTGCCGGAGTTTACTAGCGCGCCTTAGATTAGATGGAAGTAGTTTAGTTGAGATAAAATGCCGCAGATGCCAGGCTGTTAGCACTTTCGCTCCTGATACATCGAAGGTCAAATTAAAAGCTGACGGTCAAGGCGGATATGTCCACGTACCAGTGGGCGACAATTAAATACCCACCGTAGAGGCTCACTGAAGCCCATAAGTATCTCGAATGCTGGTGGATTATACGCAAGAGGCACTTGGATGCCCTTAGATACGCTTACACGCGTGTTTAAGGGTGTTTTTTTATGGCTGATGGCTTTGTATTTGAAACCAAAATCGAGATAAAGCTTGATCCACGGTGGAGGCAGTTGGAATCTCAGTTTGAGGCTGTGATACAGATAGCCGCTCGAAATATAGAGGGGCGATCGAAACAGCTAGTCCCCAGAGACACAGGGGCAACTATGAATAGCATCGAGGCTCGACCTGAAGGGAAAATGGAATGGCGTATCGGCCCGACAACGGAGTATGCGCCGTTCTTGGAATTTGGGACTTCAAGGGGAATGGATGCCCGTCCTTATATGATCCCTTCGGGTGAACACGAAAGGCCGCGAGTGCGGAAGGCAGTTGCCGAACTCACTAAGAGGCTGGAATCCTAATGGCGAATCTACGAGTCAATCTCGATACAGCGGTTTACAGCGTGTTGAATGTCACGGCAGTAACTAACGAAGCTATCGGTGGGGTATTTAACTCCCATGCTCCGCAAGGGACTGAGCCGCCCTATGTCATATTCCAAGCGATGAGTAAGGTAGATGATTATTTCGCTTATACCGGCAGAGGCGGTGAGTCGATTTATATGGTGAAAGCGATCGATCGTAGCCCCTGGCCGAAAGAAGCAGGCGATATAGACACGCAAATAGATTCTGTCATGCAGAACGCATCCTTGAGCATTACAGGGTATGCCTTGATCGAGTGTCGGCGCGAGTCCGATATTTATTTAGTTGAGGATTTAGACGGTGTGATCTACCAGCACGTTGGCGGGTTATACCGCATCATAGCGGATGAAAGTTAAACCACTATGTATCCATCATTGGGAGATCGCCATCGCAGACGGGCCAGTCAGTATTGGCGTGTGTAAGAACTGCCAAACTAAAAGGGAATTTCAGAATTCTATCTATACTGAGACTCGACATATCAGCTTAGAAAGAGATACCAAAACAGAAAAGCTTGGAACGCCTACTGAAGAAATCTGGTATCTTGCGCTTCGTAAATTGCATATTGTCCAGGGGCCAGGAGTCAAACCGTCCAGCATCCGATTCTATCCCGGTCAAAGGTTTACGTTGGACGGAGATGAGTTTGTGGACGTTGAAATGTTGCTCCGCGTTAGAGCCATCAAGGTATATGAAGATTCAGACGAAGGATGGGCGCAGGCTAGATTAGCTGAAATGCCAAAGCCCAAGAGGAGAAGGAACCATGGCTAGAATATCAGCAAAATCCGCCGGCCTGCTGGTCGATGAGTTCGACTTTAGCGGTGTCAGCAACAGTATGGATTTAAGCTTTTCCGAAACTCCGGCTGAAGTTACCGCGTTCGCAGATACTGACTTGACCTTCATACAAGGTAAGCCGACATTTACATTCGATGTCAATGGGCTTTGGTCGACTGCCAGTCCGAACTACGACGGTGAGATGTTCACTGACCTGACCGCCACAGCGCGCAGAGTAGGCATCTATCCTGGGGGCTTGACTGAAGGTAATGTTGGATACGAAGGTGCGACTTTAATCAGCGCGTCTCCAAGAATATCTACAGTAGGTGATGCGATCGCCTGCAATGTCACCTGGCAAGGAGCGTCGGCACCGTTTCGCTCGACGCTTCTGCGATACGCCACTGACAGTTCTTCTGCCAACGGTACTCAATACACCTTGGGAACAATCGCCGCGTCGAACACCATCATAGGCGTTCTGAGGTTGATTGAAATAAGCGGATCAGGAAACAACACGCTGGACGTGAAGATTCAGTCTGACACTTCGGGGTTCAGCAGTGCTTCTGACCGACTGACGTTTACGCAGTTGAATCAGGGAAGCGGGGCAACATTTGAAACCCAGACAGCGGCAGGCCCAGCAGGATCAGACAATATCTGGCGCGTCGTTGTA